GACACCGACATGAACATCGGCACGGCTGCTGATGGTGGCGACGCGGTTCCGACCGGGCACTATCAGGGCATCATCGCACGGCGCAACGAGTCCATGCTGGCGAATCGGTTGGGCATCATGTCGATCCCCGGCAAGGGCACGACCGTCAATGTGCCGATTGACAACGAAGCTGATGGCGAGTTCGTGAGCACCAACGAAGTGTCTGCTTACGACCGCGACGCCCCGGCAATTAGCAAGGTGGCGATGACCTTGGTCAAGTACACCAAGAAAGTCGAACTCAGCATGGAGTTGCTTGAGGACGAGGACAGCAACTTGATTGCGTTCCTCAACGACTTCGTGGGCCGCGGCTTGGCTAAGACTCACAACTCGTTGCTGCTGACCGAAGCCGCGACCGGCACCAAGCTGGCCGACTTTGCCAATACGAGCATTGCCGCCGGCAAGCTGGAAGAAATGGTTGGCAACGACACGCTGGACCCGTACCTGGACGATACGCAGTCGGTTGCGTGGATTATGCGCCCCTCTACGCAGTGGGCACTTAACAGCATCGTGACGACTGACCGCTTCTACACCGGTCAGGAGAACGTCCCGCCCCGTCAGGGTGGCACGCTGCTCGGCTATCCGGTGCTTAAGAGCGTCAAGGCTGCGGCCATTGCTACCGGGCAGAAGTCGGTGTTCTTCGGGAACTGGTCGTACATGGGCTTCCGCGAGGCTCCCGGTCTGACCGTGCTCCGCGACCCGTACACGCTGGCGGCGACTGGACAGGTTCGGTTTATCTACGCCTTCCGCGCTGTGTACGAGATTCTTCAGGCGGGCGCTATCGGCTACGGGCTGCACGCCTAGTCAGGGGGAAACATGCGCAAGTACATTGCACTATCTGTAGGAATCACGGTGCTGTGTCTTGCCGCGTTGTTGGTTGCGATGACAGGGGGCGGGGTAACTCCCGCCCTTGCCGCAGCCCCGACGCCGGTGAGCATCACGCAGCCGGTTGGGTTGAATCCCCAACTCTACACCCTGTTCAGTGGCACGGCTATCACCGCAAGCGCGCAGGGCACATGCCGCGAGCTTGGCAAGTGGGCTGTAGCCGACGTTCAGAGCATCATAGACGTGAGCGACACGCAGACCGTGACCGTCAAGATTCAGTACAGCAACAACGGTACGAACCTGGTTGACGGCATGAATCTGGCGACAAGCGCCGCCGACGCCAACACGATGGTGCAGGCTCCGCTATTCGGGCGCTACATCTGTGCATACGCGACGCTCGACACGTCGGCACCTGTGACCGTCAACGTCACGGCATGGGCTAAGTAGGTGACGCTATGAAGGCATCCGCGACACAGACGTTTGTGGCGGTAGTAGCCGGGGCCTACATCCTGGGGCAAGAGGGACAGCCGCTAGAGGTTACTGAGGACCAGGCGCGCGTCCTGCTGCGTGATGGCATTATCGTGCTTGCAGAGGGCGAGTACCTGCCCGAGAACAAGCCGCAGGTTGCACCCAAGGCACCCAAGCGCGAGCAAACCGGGGGCGTGTTGTAGTCATGTACGCAACGCTGGCAGACCTAACCGCATATCTAGGGATTGACACTAGCACCGCAGACGATGGGCTGCTGTCGCAATTCCTGACGCGGGCACAAGCGGCGGTAGATGGCATCTGCCATCGCACGTTTGAGGCGTCAGCGGACAGCACACGGCACTACGATTATCGTAGCGTAGACGACTACACGCTGTATCTCGACGCCGACCTGTGCGCCATTACGTCAGTCGTCAACGGGGATGGTATCACCATCGGGGCAGCGTCGTACACCACGGAGCCGCGCAACATGACGCCGTGGTACGCCTTGCGCCTGCGTGACGTTGTGGGGCTGGCGTGGGACGGGTGGAACAGCGACATAGCGGTAACGGGGCGATTCGGCTACAGCACGCAGGCACCCGCAGACGTAGCACACGCGACGGTGCGCTTGGCGGCGTGGATGTATCGCCAAAAGGACAACACCGGCAGCGATGCACCCATGATAGCGGGCGACGTGACAATCCTACCGGCACGCATCCCTAGCGACGTGGAGGCACTACTAGCGCCGTACATGAGGCGGCTGGCATGACCTACACGGAATACGTCGCAACGCTGGCGGGGCTGACGGTAACGGGCGTGGTGAAAGCCTACACCGCACCGCCTACGCAGTTGAGCACGGCACAGCTACCGGCACAGTGGGCACGTCTGCCAAGCGGCGAGACAACCGTTGCCAGCATGGGCGGGCAGATGGGTTTGCCGTCGTTCACTTGTGACCTGGTGATTGCGGTGGAGGCGATGCAGCAGAACACGCAGCCGGCGAACTACACCAAGGCGCTTGCGCTGATTGACGCGTTGCAAACGGCACTCACGACGGAAGCACTAAATAACGTGGTGGATTCGTGGCAGATGCGCTTGGACGGTGAGCAGATAGGCGACACGGCTTACTGGACTATCGTCGCGACAGTAACGGGGAGTGAGTAACATGGCAACAAAAGGGCGTTGGTCGCGGCTGTGGGTTGACGACTTCGACATGTCCACCAAGACGGCAAGCGCAGAGATTAGCATGTCGATTGGTACGGAAGAAGTCACGGCCTTCCAAGCGACCGCTAAAGAGTTCATCACCACGGACCCCGAATCAAGCATCAAGATTACGGGGTACGTTTCAAGTTTGGCGGCAGACACGGGCGGGTGGGAGCAAGAACTGTACGACCGCTTTGCCGCACTCAACACGACGCAGGTTGGCTTGATGCTGGCAGACAGCGCCACGGGTGACGCGGGTATGCCGGTGTACGTGCTCCCGCTGACGAGCGCGGACAGCATGAAAATCACCGCACCGGCTACGGGCGTGTTGGGTATCGACGGCTCGTTTATGGCGGGCGACTACGGGCTAAGGCGCGGCATTTGCCTGTGGTACGGCGCAATCACGGCGACGGGCAACAAGACCTCATACGACATCGGCGCAGCGGGTTCTAGCGGCGGCGACATCTACGTGTGGGTGTTCAGCATCACGGGCAGCGCCACGAACGCCAGCATCAAGGTTCAAAGCGCAACCACGCAGGGCGGCACCTACGCCGACGAAGGCACGGTGACGTTTAGCGCCACAGGGCGCGCAACGTCGGCGGCCATGACGGGCACGGTAAACCAGTGGTTGCGGGTAAACGTAGCATCTATGGGCGGCGCGACCGGCTTCACAATCGCCGTTGTCGCGACGGTTGACGGGGTAACACAGCCCGCATAAGGGCAGGGGGAATTGAGCAATGGCACAGAAGGCACGCGGTAACACTACAGTCAGCTACAACAGCAACGCTATCACGGCATACGTGACGCAGGCTGACTTGGAACGCACGATTGACCAGTTGGAGACAACCAGCTTGGGCGACACGGCAAAGACGTTTATCGCCGGCGATGCTGACAACAAGATGACGCTATCGGGTAACTGGACGGTGGCGCTCGACGGTTTCTTGGCACCGGACGCCGGCAGCGGCACGAAGCGCACCGTCGTGATTGTCTACACCGAAGGCGCGAGCACTGTCACGTACACATGGACCGCAAGCGGCTCCAACGGCGGCGAGATTGAGAACTACGCTATCCAGTCGCCCGCTAACGGGCTGCGCACGTTCTCTTGCGACCTCAAGCTTTCCGGCGCACCGACCCGCGTCGCGGCGTAAGGGGTGACACATGGCTGACGGTGACGAAGTTCTGCCAACATGGGGCACGGAGCAAGGGCGCAAGTTTGGCGTCATGGTGTGCGAGTCGTTGGGTGTCAACCCGCGTTTCGTGCGCCGTGTGACGATTGTCTGCGATGCCAAAGACGTGCTCCATGTGACGTTGGATTGTTACTCGAAGCTGTCAGAGGCACCACAAGTAAGCGCCATGTTGCGGCAGATGGTCGAATCGGACCCGAATGTAGTAGTCAACTACAGTCGCCCGCTATACGACCTGACCAACATGGCGAGTAAGGCAACGGAGATAGGCGAATAATGGCTGAACCAATCCGCATCTATTGCGACGACCCCGAATATAGCGAATCGTGGATTGACATTGCGCCACGGTGGACGCAGCGCGAAATCGAACGCATGTACGCCGTAACGGGCGACGACTTTTACGCTCTGCTGCGCTCCAAGACCGTCGCCATGTCAATCCAGACGAACACGGGCGACGTGCTGACCGACCCTAAGCTGATTAGCGACGAAGGGTTGGCAGA